ATTTTCCGTCCTCAATGAACCAATAACATTTGAAACAATCCCGTAACATATTGGTAAATTGTTGTAATGTAGTCGGGGCTTTTTGTGCGGGTTGCTGATATTCCCCGTTTATGATATTGGTTTTCTGTGATACAAGCAAACGGAAATTCAACCCGGATATTGGATTGTTTCCACTGTATAAAAATTGGCTATATTCCGCCGTGGCTGCGTGCGTAATGCCCGGCGCAATCTGATTGAGCAAAACAGATATACACGACGCAACCGGGAACGCATCCCGCAAAGTATATGCTTTACGGGCTTTTTCCTCTAATAACCAATCCATCAGATAAAACCCAAACCACAACGACGCATAACGCCACGTTGACCGGGCAATTGGATAAAACGTTTGTCCGTATATGGAATAGGGCGGCGCAAAATACTTTCCGTTGTCCGCTAATCCACACTCGGTCGGGGTATCTGAAAAGTTGTTTGAAATAAACGCCACGTCGATTGCGTAACCAATCGCACGCCTATAATTACGGTTATTATCAACTATATCATCGGCGGGCAATGGATATGTATTAAGGTCGTCGATTTTCTCCACGTCGCACAAATACCGGGCGTATATATTATAACTTTTCATATCGGCGTGCATTGTACCCGTTGCGCCGGAACCCTCAACAGCGGTTAAATCAAACTCCAATGTATCAAAAGGCGACGTTGTAACCTTTGTATAACGAAACATTACCGTATCGTCGGATTGTTTCCGTATTTCAACTACAGCAATACCAAACGGCAACCCCCCGTTTATTCGTTGTTGTGAAATATAGATATAATAATTAACATTCAATTCCGGGTATAATTTCCCCTCGAATACGTCCGCACTTGCACCCGTCGCCATTCGTCCGGTATAAAGCCCGGATATTACCGCCGGGGAACCGTTGGACGTAATTTGTATTTCTTTCAATATATTGCACAAAGCAAAATGATAGGTTTGTACTAATGCGTTTTGGTCGGTCGTGGCGTTTGCGTCTTGTTCCCAATTCGTACCGCCCAAAAAACAAGAAACAACACTATCCCCCGGAACGTATATTTGAATTAATGGACGCTTGTTTATCGTTATCCGTTGGATTGTCGGGGCTAACGTTATTAAATTGTATTCCTTTTCCAATCCCGCCAACACGTCGTTATAATCGTCGATTGCGTCCGGTTGTACAACAACCTTTTTATCGTAATCCGTAAACGTACAATCGGTTTTCATAAACTTGCCTTGAAAGTATTGGAACCATGTACGCCCGCCGTCGTCGCTCTTTTCAATGCAATACAAAAATTCATTGTCGAACGATTGACGGTTTATATAGTCGTAATCATCCCGGACAAAGGTAATTTTGCCGGATAATTTGGCACGATAAAACCGTTGGTTGGTTTCTAATTCGTACTCCTTTGCCAAATCGTCCTTATAAATCGGATGCACGGTTTGACCTTGTAAGACGTTCGGGGCGTCCAACGTTCCCAATCTCAACCATGCCGTCCCGTTGGCGTATTGCGTTTTGCTTACATTAAACCGGATATATGCGGCATTGCTTGGTATGTCAAATTCCGTATTTGTGGCGACTGGGTCGCTTCCCCAACCGCCGATAATCTTTTTATTGCTATCGTAAAATGCGCCCCCGGCTTGCGGGGTGTAATTCTGAAACAATTTGCGGGGGTACACATTCCCAACCGGGACAAAAGTACGGGTATAATAGAAATATGTACTATTCCCGTTTATGTTCCCGGTTGTTTTACTTATCGCCCCGTTCGCTAAAAACGCATTTACAAATAAATGTCTATAAATCGGGTTCATATCAATTTTTAATTTTACGTGTCAAATTCTTGTAAACCTCAATAACATTGCCGTTGCCATCGACGTAACGACGGCGGCGGTTTTGTTCCTTAATCTCCCTTACATCGTCTTTTAAATCCCGCAAATCCGGTGCGTTATTTTGTTGAACCGTTACATTAATGCCGTCGGTATTGTAGGCATTAAGGTACTTTTGGGGGAATGTTCCCCGGTTCAAACTATTTATTACGTCCGGGATTAAACGACGGAAACGGCGGGAATTACGTTTATTGATAACGGCGAAAAATTCCCCGCCCTCGGCACGCCTCCGGGTTCCATCCGGTTTGGTTCCTAAATCCACGTCGTCCCCGGATTGGTGGGAACCGCCCGCCAACAATTCAACCGTACCATCGCCGTAACTTTCCGAACCCCCGGCGTTGGCTGATTTGGATAATTGGGCGGCTTTGATTTTGGCGGCGGCAAAGGAACCCCACATTATAGCAATTGCCGGGATTGCAAACGGGAACCCCAATTGCGACCAAATCAAAGCGGACGCCGTTACAAGGTTTCCAATTTGTTGTATCGTTTGTATTTCCGCCTGTGCTTTCTGTGCCTTTTGTTGCTCCTTTAGGGCTTTTTCTTGGTTCTTTTTCGCAACGTCCAATTCCTTTTGAGCCATTGCAACGTTATTGGCGTAACCGTTCGCCCGTGCCTCTAATTCCGCATCTAATCGGCGTTGGCTTGCGTCAACCTCTTTGTCGGCGGCGGAAACGGCGGCATCGGCGGCTTGTACCTTTGCATCCAAAAAACCGTTTAATTGCTCAATGGCAAAGGAAACGGACGTACTTATTGCCTCCTTTTGGTCGTCGTCCAAATTCAGCCCGAACAATCCGTATATGTCGTTACCCTGTTCGTCGCCTTTGCTTTTCTCAATTCCTTGGTCGATTTTCGCAATGGTATTTTCGATTGTCTTAACCTCGGCATCCGTCATTTTAACCCCGGCGGCTTTGTTCAACTCTAAAATCTTTTGCAACCGTGCCTTTTCTTGCGCTAACCGGAACCGGGTTTTGCGTTCCTCGGAATTGCGGATTAAATCAAACTCGGACGCCTCCAACGCTTGTGTTTGGTCGAATAGCATTAACGCCCGTTGTTGGTTTAACTCGGTCGTTTGCTTCAATACCTCGGCATCATATTTGGCGTTAATATCCGCCTCGGATTGGCGCACGTCCTCGGCTAATTGCCTATTTTGTGCCAATTCGATTGCCCGTTGTTGCTGTAACAACTGAATACGCAAATTTATTTCCTCCTGCGAACCCTCACGGGCGGCGTCTAATTGTAATTGCGTCCGGTCGGCGGCGGCTTGCATTTGGTCTATTGTAATTTGGTCGTTCAATTCGCCCAAACTCTTTGCGTATTGTTGTTGCAAAAGTAATTGTTGGTTAAGCAATTCGGCAACTTGCGTTTCAGTTAATCCCCGCTCGGTTTCTAACCGGGTGTTAATGTCCTGTATTTGCCTTTCATACTCAACCCGCAATTGTTCCCGTTGCTTTTCCGCCCCCTCTGCCATCAATGCAATTTGGGCGTCCTGCGTTGCCCGTTGTGCGGACAATTCCGCCGCCCGTTGTTGATTGGCAATATTTACCATATCAACCGCCAATTGTTCCCGAAATAAAACAATTTGGTCGTTCAACGCTTTGCGTGCCTTAACCGTTAAATTGGTTTCCGTTCTCAACTGCAATTGTATATCAGCAATCGCACGGGCGTTGGCGGCTTGGCGTTGCGCCCGTTGTTGGTCGAACGTGTTTTTAATTAAGGCAATCCGGGCGTCCTCGGCTTTCCGTAATATGTCGGTTTCGGCTTTGGCGGCGTCCCGGTTTTCTTGTAAGCGTTGGGCGGCTAATATCTTTCTTTCGGCTTCCAAATCCGCCCCCTCTGTTTTCAGATTAACGGCAATGTCAACCGCCCGCCCGGTATTATCTATTTGACCCTGCACGGCTTCAATTGCTTCGTCAACCTTGACTTTATCAATTTTGCCGTCTAAATCAACATCAATATAAACTTTCTTATCTCCACGGGCTTTGGCATTATTGAGTTGTACCAACATATCGTTTAGTTGTTTCAACTTTGCCCGGTTCGCTTCCAAATCGTCTAATTCTTGACCGTAAAAACCAACGCTTTTATTGTGTGCCTTTGTGCGCTCGGCTAATATTTCGTCCTCAATCTTTCGGGTTTCGGACAATGAAGCGTTGCGGGCTTTGGCAATGTTTAATTCCCGGTTCAATTGGGCGACACGTTCGTTGCTAACTCGGTTCATTTCGGTTGCCTCGGTTTCCAGATAATCCAACCAAACCTTTTGCGCCTCATTAAGTTTTTGTTGGTTCTTTGCCGATTTGTCGGTATTAGAGGCAAACAGAACTAAAGCCCCTACAACCGTAACCAATGCCAATGCCAAAAGAACATACGGGTTTGCGGAGGCAATCAGATTGAAAGCCTTTTGCGCAACGGTCGCCGCCAACGTTGCCTTTGTTCCCTGCATGGTAACAAGGCGGTTATAAACTTGCGCTTTGCTCAATGCCGCCATTTGTAGCCGGGAAATACCCAACATAATTGCGGATTGTTTTTGTACTGCGTTTTGTATGGCTTGCACCCCGGTTGTAATGGCTATTGCTGCCTGTAACTTCTTTTGCGCTTCTTGTACGTCTTCACTTTCCGCCCCGAACAATTCCATTGCCCCGGTAAATGCGGCGAACCCACCGGACGCACCAGCCGCCAAACCTAATACGGCATCCAAATTGGACGTATCGGACGCCATGCGGGTAATTTCATCGGTCGCATCCTTAACCGCATCTCGTAACATTGCGGTTTCTTCGCTCAATTGCTGATATTCGGCGGTTCCTTGTTTGCCCTCCAATCGTAACAATGCTAATTGCTTCGTTTGGTTCTCTATTTGGGTCGTCAACCCTTTTGCGGCGTCGGAATAGTTACCCACGTTTAACGACGTTTTCCCGGTCGCTTCCTGCAACCGTTTCATTTCCTCGTAAATCGCTTTTGTTTCGGCAACCAATTTGCGCCCCTCCTCGGTCGCCTCCCTTTCCTCAACCGTCATATTATTGAGGTATATTTTATTGATTGAGTATTGAGCGGACAAACGATTATATGAACCCTCGGCGGATTGGTTCAACCGGGTTGTCAACTTGTTTAATTCGTTCGCCTCTTTTTGCGCTTGCTTCAATTCCGCCAACCGTTTTGCGTTCTCGCTTTCCGCAAATGCCAAATCCTTTGCCGCCCGTGTCAATTTGTCGGTATCGGCGGACGCCCCCCGGATTGTTTTACGTCCGTTTTCGGTCGCCCCGCTTACGCCCTCCAATGCAGCCTTAACCGTTATCGCCTCACTCTTTATATTTTTTAGAGTGTTCATATAGGCGTCGGAAAGTTGGTCTAACTGATTAATCAACTTTGTAATCGAATCGTCCGGGCTTACAAGGTCGCTATATTTTATAGGGTTGTTATTATCTGCCATACTTAACGTTATTTGCGGGCAATTTGCCCCGTATTAAATTATCTTTTCTTTTCCATGTAGTTAATCAACCAAAGAAAAACAACGCCGCAAATCGCCTTATTTAACGCCGTTTTTATTTTTGGTTGGTTTCAACAACTCCTTTATCCGCTCAAATGCGTTGTAATACTCCAATACGGTGTATTTCTTTGGTTCCGGTACGTGCAAATGTTGCGATATGGTTAAACACATATTTTCAAACTGTTTATCGTACTGAATTTCCATGTTATCGGAACCGCTAAAAACAACCGGGCGATTATATAACAACAACATCGTCGTTATTTTATCAATTTCCGCCCGTTTGTCCTCTGTATCGCCGTTTATAATCGCATCCAACATTAGCATTGTGCGGTTGCGCAATTCGTCGTAATACTCTTTAATCGTCGCATCGTCGAACATACGGGGGAAATACATTTGCAATTCATCATCTATTTTTTTTTTGACCGCTTCCATTTGGGCGGTCAACTCTTTAATCGGAACGTCGCCGAACATATCGACGACCTTTTGCAACCCATCGTCGGATAAATCGTTGTACGGGGTTCCGTCGATTGATTTAACCAACACGGCAAACGCTAAACATTTCGGGCTTAACCCGGATTGAATGAAATACACGTTTTGCCGCATATTATCCAATTCGATTGCCGCCAATTCCGGGGTTTTGCTCCGGGCGTATCTCATTGCCTTTTCAATATGCGTGTCGAAATCCTGTAAATCCGAACCAATCCCGGCATCAACCAACAACATTTTATTGTATTTATGGAAACGCAACATCGGTAATTCGTCGATTGCGTCGTATATCTCAACCGTGTATTCCCCTATCTTAACCGTTTTCATAGCAAATAACGTGTTATCATGGTTGAACAAAAGGGAACCAACAACAACGCCGGGTTCCCGGTGCATATAGCAAACAGGACGGACAAAACGACCCCCGCCCACCATGATAAGCAAAAGCCGCAATTGAACATCTTAACAAAAAAGTCGTTGCCGTGAACTTGGACGTACTCAATAACGCCCCACTTTTTTAACAGGGTCAACAGGAACGCCGCCACGGTTGCCACGACCAAAACCCAAATAATGAAAGTTACCATATCGTTAAATGTTACAAGGTTGATTAACTGACAATACACCCTCAAAGCGAAAACCGCCGAACGGGTGCATTAAAAATTGATTATCTATTTCGTCCAACGTAAACCCACGGTACACGTTTTCCGCCAACTCATAAATCCGGTTTATTACAATCGTCCCGTCTTTCAGCCAAAAACCGCCATTTAGGACAGTCAATATTTCGTTCTTCAATGCCTCGGTATTCCGGTTGTTGAGTTGACCGGGGTAAACCTTGCGCAAATCGAACCAAACAATAAGGGAAAACGGGGCTTTAATCTCGCTTTGCTCTTTGGGAACCCAACCGACCGTTTGCGGGTCGTCTATCCAAAAGAACGAAAAATTGCCAATATTGGCATCCGGGGAAACGTCGATATAATCATTGTCGCCTCTCCATTCCGTCCCGCCCGCATATACGTTCGGGGTATAATAGCGTTTGCCCTGTATCACTTTGGCGATACGTTGCGCCCGCCCAAATGCGACGTCCAACCAATCGACGTTATCCATTAACCCGGTTTGTATGTTCCCCAAAACCCGGTCAATTAAAACCGGGTTGGGAATTATAGGGGTTGTTTTCTTATTCGTTGCCATATAATACGTTTTTTGCTTTCTCCATTAAGTCCGGGAATATATATTGCCAAATCAACTCCGCAATATTTTCGTCCGTCAATCCCAATATTTGCCGCCCGTACTTTTTTATTAAGTCCTCCGTTTTGAAATCCGACGCCTTTATTTCAAATTGTTTGTCGCCGACTTCCAAAAAAAACGACGCTTCAAAATCCCCGGTATCCCGTAACGTTACCCGGTTTGTCGGTTGTCCCTTTTCCTCCTTTATGGCTATCGTCAACGGCGAATACGGAGCGTAATCCATAATATCCACGCCCAAACGGTTAATACCCTGTTCAAACAATTGTTCCTCGGCGTTCATATCAACAATATAGGCGTCATTGTCCCAAATGATTTGTTGAATGTATGCGCCGGACGATAACCCGTTGTTGAACGTGGCAACCCGGTTGCGTAAATCCTGTATCGACTTTAACCCCGCCATAATCTTACGTTGTCCGGTATTTTACGCCGTGGTTATTACAAGTAAGGCAAATACGGTCGATACCCTGCGTATCCAACCGCAACGCCTCGTATGCTTTTTTAAGGTCATAACCCAAACCGCCGGGGCGACCCTCAACGTTGCCGTCCAATTCGTAAAGAATTTCCAACCGGGTTGCGTTTACTTGGTTCCGGTTTACCTTAACATCGGGGTTCATTGCCAACGTGCGCAACATGATTGCGGCAACCTGTCGTTGGATAACCGTTTGGAAAATCTGCCTTTCCTTAATGATAAAATCCGTTAGGTCGCAACCAACGGTTATTTCGCAATTCAACCCGTAATTCTGCGTATTGGTGTACATCGTCAACGCAATATCCCACAACTCCGGGTATTCGTCGAATGTTTCCGGGGCGTTCATCATAAACGGGGATACCTGTAAATACTTGGTTATTTCCCGCCAACGCTCCAAATCAACGTAACCCGTACACGTCCCGCACGGCTCCCGGCTCCAATCCTTTGTCATGTTAATTGCCTGCATCCCGGCGGGCAAATCGTTTTGGTTGTAACAAAGGAACCACGACCCCCCGGCGTTGTTTCCGGTACTGATATACGGCAAATAACAATCTTTCAACGGGAACCATTGAAAACCGCCGTTTGTCTGCGTAAAATTCAAATCAAACGTCTTTATCGGGTCAATTTGGGACGAATGGAAAAGATACATACGAACAACCCCGGTTGCGCCCGTCATTTGCAACCCGATTTGTTCGATTTTCATTGTTACGCCCATAGAACGAACCGAGACAATTTCAAACCCGACTAATTTATGATTATTCGGCAACGTCGCCCGGATACGTCCCGCACCGTCAAAGAACGTGCGCCGTTCCAATAGGTTCTTTGTTTCCTTATCCAATCCCTTTATTTGCGTGAATGTTTGTACCATTTGGGCGATACCGTTACGGGTCAACCTTTCCAAATAGTCGGATAAATAGTTGTATTCGCCCCAATCCGGGTTTCCATAATCGTTGTTGAAATCGTCGTTAAAATCACTTGCGACGGGTTCGACATTTTGGTTGTCCCGGCGGGCAATCCATACTTTGCCATTGTGTCGCACTTTCGCACCTGTTTTGTATTCCGGTATCATATTCCAAACCGGATATTGAAAAACGAAATCATCCGGGACGATTGCCCGGACATTATCCAAAGTAACAAGGGGGTGCGCACCTTGAAACGTCAAACCGCTTTCCGTCTGCGTTAAATTGTCGTCTATCGCCTTTGCCGGGTCGTATGATTGTTCCCACCCGACGACGTGCAATAATGCGTCCTGTATTTCTTTTAATCGATACATCTGCGTTTGAAATAAATAAGGGGGCGGGGATAACCACCCCGTCCCCTCGGTTAAATAATTGTTCCGTTTTCCGGCTTATACGCCTGCACCCCCGGCGGGAAATTCCCCGGCGTTGGTTACATATACGGGCATACCCAACGGTTCGTTCTGGTTGCGTGCTGCAATCTCGGCTTTGATAATCGGATTTGCCACGGTTTCCGGTTTGCTGTTATATGCTACCATGTAGGCAACATCAACGCTAAATCCGAAATACTCCTTAACTGCACACGTCAAATCGGCGGTTGCGTCGCCCATAATCGCCGATTGGTCGCCCACGGCGGTATAATAATGCGAACCAACGGGCAAATCAATGTACGGCAATCGTACAATGTCCCATTCGTGGAAATTCGCACGGGTGCGGCGGTATGCCTCACGGTCAACACGGGTTAAGATACCAACGTTTCCATCGGCAACGGCAAACATTGTTCCCATTTTACCCGCTTCGTCTGTTACGTTGTTAGTATAATGCAATACTTTGTTGTCGTATTCCATGCGCTTATTAACGTCGTTGTAAACGCCATGTTGCGCCAACTTGCGTATTAGGCTATCAACCCCCGCATTTGCGATAAGGTGGATATATTCCGGATAACAATTCGCCCGCATGATTGGGTTAATGTCGCCCAAAATCTCGGTTGCCATTTGGGTTGGAACTTGTACCACGTTTCCGGTCTGCGTGTAGTTGAGTAAAGTTTTGAAAACCTGCGTTTTGTTCGCTTCCAATGCGGCAACGGCTCCTTTGTCCAAAGCATCCGCCAACGCACGGGTTGTTTTCTCCATTTTGCGCATAAAATCGTGTTGGTACGAAATCTCATTGTTTGAGTATGCCGCCGGAACCATTGTAAACCCGATTGCATAAGTAGCCCAAACAAGCGTTACCAATGCGGACGTATTTTCATTATCGGCAATAACGCACGAACGCACGTTGCTAACTTGTACGTTTTCGTCGTAATTGATAACCGGAACTTGTACCGTGTTACCGATACTTACTAATGCTCTATCTCTCAAATTAGGGCTAATGATTGAGTTAGGGGCGTTGGTTTGCTCAATAAAGAAATCCAATGCGCCGTACTCACACGGGCGGAACATATTACGGTCTAACTCCGGGTTCTCTATCCGCCAATTCTGTACTCTTGTTGCAATTAAACTCATTGTTAAAAAAAATAAATTGTTTATAAATGCGGGTTTACCCTTTACCCGTGTTGTCTTTTACTTTTCCGGCAATGCGGCAATATTGTTGTCCTGCCATGCCTGTTTCATTCCGGCGTCAAATTCAGCCGTTCCAATCTGCAAACCTTGTTGTTGCAAAGTGTTTGCAATTACGTCGTATGCCTCAACCCTCGTTTTTGCGCCGGATATGTCAACGGCAACATTACCGCCCGCACCGCCGCCCGTTGGGGGAACCGTTCCGCCGCCCGCTCCTTGTCGTCCCTTATCCAAAATACCCATTGTTTCCAATTCACGGGTCAAAAGGTCGCCGGGGGTGTACGGGTTCAACTGATTGTTCGGGTTGCGCATGATTGCGCCGTTTTCATCCTTAAACGCTAACATTTTGCCGCCTTTGCCGTCGTCGATAAATTCCGGGTTCATACCCTTAATTTTGTCGATTGCTTGACCTAACAAAACCTTTGTTGCGCTTTCCGGCAATCCTGCCTTAAACTTCAACCCGGCGGTTGCTGTCTGCAATGCCGTTTCAACACGAATGCCGAACACTTCCTTTGTATGGGTTTGTTCGGCTTCATCGTATTTGCTTTTGAGGTCGTTGTATTGGGTCGTAACGCTTTGCAAATCTGCCTTTGCTTGCTTCAATGCCTTTGCGGTTTCCGCATCCGTCGCACCGTCGGCAATGGCTTTTTCCAAACGTGCCTTTTCTTTGGTTAGGCTGTCAATCTGTGATTGCAGACCGTTTGCGCCCTCAACTTTGGTTTTGAACTCGGTTAATACTCGTTTGGCGTAATCAAACGTTTTTTCGGTTCCGTTCTTTGCGATACCGGACGCCGCCAAAATATCGGCATCCAATCCGCCGTAAATTTCGCCCGTCTTTTTGGCGATAACGCTATTTTCGTCGTTGGCGGACAATGTTGTAATTGCCGCAATTTGTTCGTCCGTCAAACCGGACAAAGCCGCATTTGCAATTAAAATTTCTCTCGTTAACATAATTCTTTCCCTTTGAATTAATTAAGTGCGATTGCTTCTACTGCTCCGCTGTTTGCGTTAATAATATCAATTGTGTATTTTGGCGAATCCCCGGTTGTGTCAACCAACCAACTAACAACACGTGCATGGCTGATTTTCTTTTCAACCTCTTTTGTTACCAAAATGACGTCGGTAATTGTTCCGCCCTCAATACATTCAATCAACTTTTTCTTTGTTGCGCTATCCAATGCGGCGGCGGTTGTTGTTACTTCAATAACCAAATTGTCCTGCTGTGCAATCTGTGCCATAATCGTATTTTTTAATTGTTTAATACTCTGTTACTTTTTCGCTCCGGGTTTGTCCTCGGCTTTGGTTTCTTTGGCGGGTTCCGCCGGGATAACTCCCGCCGCTTTCAGTTCTGCCAAAATCTCGGCTTTCAACGCTGCCTTTTCCTCGGCTTTCGCTTTGGCATCGGCGGCGGCTTTCTCGGCGTTGGCTTTGGCTTTTTCTGCCTTTGCCTTTTCGTCCGCCTCGGCTTTCGCTTTCATGTACTCGTTGGGGTCGTGCAATACGGTAATCGTGTAACCCTGTTTTCTCAGATTGTCGGCAATGCTATTTTCATAACCCTTTTTGCCGAACTTCTGAATACGGGGAATTGATAACCGTTTGCCCGTTTCGCTGTCGAATTTCTTAATTTCGATAACGCAATGATACAAATGTTTCTCATTGTCCGGGACAATGTAGTTTTCGGGCGTAACGTCGATAATCGCAACGTCTTTAGTTTTGCCCTCGCTTACTTTCACTAGCATAGTCATTCATTTTATTAATTATAAAATTTATCTTAGAGTTGAACGGCATATTATACCCAAACTCTAACACGTTCAAATATTCACGTTCAAATCTTCGTACAAAGTTAGCAAAATTCAACTTTATACGCATATCGTTTTCGCTGATAATCTGTTTGTCGTACAAATCCAATACCTCGTTACGGGTCAAATGTCGGTACGGTTCCAATTCCGCCAACGTCAACATACGTTGCAATTGGGTTGGATTGTTCCGATATTCCGTTTCGATAATTTGGTTTTGTAGTGCGTCTAATTCCGCCTCGCTTGCGCCGCTTTCCTTTGCTACCTTGTAACGTTCCCGTAACTCCGTTGCGTTGGATAAATAGAACTCCGTGCCGTAATTGACTTTTGCAGAAACGAACAAACCGCCATACCTCAAACGGCAAACGGTTTCATCGACGAATTGTTGCGCCGCCTCAAATCCCTTTTTTACCCGGTTTAATACCGTGCTTTGGCTCTCAAAATTCGCCTGTATTTGTTGCTCGTTCAATGCGTCCCGTGTGGTTATTTCCTCGTTGGTTCCAACAACCGACGTAATAATGTCATTCTTTAGGCGGTTTTCTTCCTCAACGTTATAATCCAAACTCCCACGGTCAACGGTTAGCATTTGCACCGGGTTACGCAAATCGGGTTGTTTATCCCCGTCCGGTATTGGTATTTCAACGAACGAACCGACGCCGTTAATACGACTATCCCCGCATTTGGGGCAACGCATCAAAAGCCCGGCGGCGTCCAATCTGTAAAACCCTTGTTTGTCTTTTAAAAACCCACCGTCGCAATAATCGCCATTTTCGCCGTTACTGAAATCGCAACTTTGTTCATACCCGGAATAAATCGGATATGCACCGTACAAATCTAAATGTCGCTTACTGATATGGTAAAACAAAAACCAATCCAACGCCTCCAATTGTTTGGTTAGCGGGGATTGCTTAACGTCGGGTTCCGATAAACTCAACGGTTCATTCCAAAAGAAACGGGCGGGACAATAACCGACGTCGTGCGGGTTATCAATCAGCAATTCGCCGATATTGTGGTTTTTGTCCTCTCTGAAAACTCTATAACGTTCGTCGTCAATTACTGCGATACGTTCGCCGTCCTGCCTAAATATGATATAATCCATTACCCCCGTCGTCGGGTTGGCTCTGTAATCAATCACGGATGCAATAGGCAACCAATAGAAATACGGTTGCGGGTATTTGTCGGCGGGGTTTTGTTCGCTCGGCATATCGACAATTAGAACGCTATTTATTTCGGTTTGGAAAAACTCCCATCCTTTTGTACTCCAAATTTCCGGTTCGTGTAATACGTCTTGGCGGTAATATTCCCAATCGTCCCTTTGTTCCGGGTTTTGGAACTGATAATTGAACGCCGGGTTACGACCGTCAAAAATCCGGCTCAACTTATCAAAACAAACGCCCGTTACCTCGTTTGTCTTAACGGGGTAACGGAACAATGTTTTGAACATCTTAAACTTATCATGCGGCAATAGGTTAGAAACAAATGCCATAAAATCCGTTATCGGTTGGCAAATGTCAAACGACGTTATACGGGTGCGGGCGTGAAAATTAATGCGCTGTTGGTGATAAATAGCCTTATTTATCGTTTTGCGCTTTTTCGGCTCCGTTATCCGCTTTTTTATTTCGTTTATACTCAATCCCATTGTCGTTGGTAAATTTAAAATCGCTGTCTTTGGGTAACTGCCAACCGCCGTTGTTTGGCATCCGCAACAACCTTTCGGCGTGCTTAATCTCAAATTCTTCGGTCAAACCATGCGGCGGACAAACTAATTTAACCTTTGTAACCTTTGCCGCCATATCGTCAACCTCCTACGTTTGCGGGTTTCAAATCGGTTAGCGGGTTGAAATCCGGGGCAATAATTGTGAGGTTGTCCGAATAGTTCGGCAAAAACGTCCATTGTATTGCGTTGCTGTCCGGGGCTTCCAATCCGCCGTGTGTTTTGTCGCCAATGAATAACGAACGAATAGGAATAGGATAATACGTTGTCAGGGTCTTTTCGTCTTGAATAGCTTCAATACTTCCGTTTTCGTCAAACAGATAGACGCCCAAATTATCCGCCCAACTTTCGCATTGCAATTCTTTCATCGCCTTAATTACTGATTGGGGGATTTTACGCATTACGCCCGTGAACGGGTTCGGTTCACGCCCTATAATTTCCTCAACGCCTCCCAATGTTTCGTTACCGCCGCCAAAGGTTCGGGCGGCTCCGGCTTCGTTGGTCGGGGCTTGGATATACGGGGAAACAACAATCTTTGTACTATTAGCCGCCGCCAACAACGGCGTCCATGAAGCAAGCAAAGTAATTGCCTTTTCGTTCGTAAAACTGTTTTTGCTTCCATCGTCTTTGGTTAGACGCTGAAACGCTACCTTTTGGATTTGCCCGAAACTTTCGGCGCATTTTACGGCGGGAATATCGGGCAATGAAGCCGCCGCCGGACACTTACAAGTAATCATACTCTTAAAATTTTAACGTTAAAAATTACATTTGTTACCTCGTTGGGCTGTCCCTTTGCCCTCTGTATTACTTCTACGTTGCAAAGTTATAAACTTTTTCCGTTACAAACTTGCATATATCAATTAAATTGTTAGTTACGACGTTTAACGCCTCGGTTGGCGTGTGCGTATGGCTGTATATTGCCGTCGGCAATCTCTTTTTCGTAAATCCCGGTTAATCCATCCTCCGGGTCGTCGTGCGTATTAGCATCGAAATTGCGTAAAAAGGTTGTAACATGGTCGTAAATCGCTTTGTACCGGGTTTCCCAACCGAACGGCATAATAATACTTTGGTTTACCATTGCGGACGCCGTAATTATCCGGCTTTCCTTATTGCCGCCTTGATAAAACGGGTCTGTCATTGCCCGCATTTTCTTTTTAATAACCTTTTCATAACCCGCACCGCCGTTGTTACTCTCAACCCATACTTTTTGCGTGCCGTTCCTGTTAATCATTGCCGGAACGGTTACGGTTGTAACGTCCGTATTTTCGTCCGTCATTTCCATATCCGTAATTAAAGCAAATAACAACGGTTCCATACGCTTTGTTTTCTCGTTGAAAATCATGTTGTCCGATTTATAAATGTCATACGTGGCGGCAAACAAAAGGTCGTCCCCCTCATCGGCAACATCTATGTATGCGCCGGAACGTATGTACGTGCCGTAATCGGATTTTTCAACCCATGTTTTGAACGGTTGATATAATCGACCCTCGGCGGAACCGGGGTTGCCTTGATAGAGGCATTGAAATTGTACCGGGTCTAATGCTTTTTGCGCTTCCAACTTTTGCTTACTGTGTCGGCTTTCCCATAATGCCGCCCCCGGTTCCCGTGGGTCTATCTCGGTCGGTTCCCCGGTTTTCAATCCCTCAAAATTTATGCGCACCCACGCCCCCGGCGTTACGTTTTCCAAATCCGCCCAACACTTAACATCTATAATCGTTTCCCCGCTCTTTTCAATTCGTCCTATCAAATCGTCGTCGTGCCATCGGGTAAATACTATTAATTCCTGCGAATCGTTGTGTAAACGGGTGCGTACAACGGTCGTGTACCATTTCCACGCCGCCGCCCGCACTATCGGGCTGTTACCCTCGGCGTAATCCTTATAAACGTCGTCCAATATCGACACGTCCACGGTTTTAGAGGTCAAAGAACCACCACGACCCACAACACGCAACGACCCCTTATGCCCTACCATTTCGATAACATCACTATTGCGTAAATACGTGTTTGCCATCGTTACGACGTTGGAACCGTTTAGATACGTGCCGGGGAACAATTCACGATACCGGGGCGTGTCAATGATACGTTGAACGTCCCGGTTGAAATCCCGTGCAATTGTGGCGGCGTATGAACCTATCACAATCTTTAAATCCGGGTTCAATCCCTCCATGAATGCGGGTAACTTTCGGCTCGACCCCTCCGATTTACCATGTTGCGGCGGTTGCTGTACAATCATCTTTCGTATTTTGCCGTGCGCAAACATATCCAACAACGTATAATAAACGACGTGGAACGGCTCTAATACTAAATCCGGTTGCATATACCGGGCAAAGTTGATTAATCGTTTACGGGCGGCGGCTTTAACAAGCAAATCCGGTTGTTGCCGGATTGCGTCGTACATCTGCAATAATTGTTCGTTGTTCATTGCTTTGCTCCTTTCTCCCATTTAGAACACGCCCGATGACCTCGGACAATGTAAAATTCATAATGCGGGCAACGTAAACAAATCGGGTTCCCGTTTAAATCCCGGTGTCTATGGTCGTCCGTTATCCATTCCGAAAAACGGCACGTGTCGCAAATCTCGGTTTGCCATTCCGGTTGCTTGGTTCCCGGACGGGGTGCGGTTATTCTCTTTGCCATTATTGCGCCCCTCCTTTCTCCAACAATGCCTTTTGATATTCGGCGGACTGCAATTTATCAGCCAAAGCAAACAACATATCGTCCGGGATTGCCTTAACATCGTACTTTGGTTTATCGTCGTCGGTCGTGGCGTTATATCCGGGTATCTCAATTTTAACGGGTGCATCAAACCCTAACATCTTTGCCCTGCGTTGCTGAATGTTCAAAAGCAAATCCAAAAACCGGGGGTTCCCGGCGGACGTTTCAGTTGCGGTTTCATTGTACCCGTAATATTCCGGGTCGCCGTCCTCGGCATCGGTTTTGATTGGTCGCCCTTTGTTGGTTTTCTCTTTGGTGCGCATCTTTCCGGTTTTCGACGCCTCCCACGCCTCCCATGCTTGTTGCTCCATCTTATCCAATTTGCGCAATTCTTGTGTAACGTATTCGTCGATATTATCCAACCGTTCCCGTTTCCACTCAATAAGGCATTGTTGCAAATCGTAATAAACCATTTGAAAGGTTATTGTATAACCCATTCCACGCGCGGACAAATCCCGGTTCAATGCGTCCGCAATTTCCCGGTACGAATACCCACGCAAAAACAAATCGGAACAAAACCGAATATCGTAAATTCGTTGTTCCTCGGAACGTTTATTATAGCCTAATGGCTTCTTTCTCTTTTTCATCGTCAAATCTCCTTACTCGTCAAATCGTATTCCCATACATACCCGCCCGCCGTTTTATACACTCCTTTACAACATCGGGTAATTGTTATATTTTTTATTCCCGTTTTTCTTTCCGCTTCCCTTATAGATTTATACCGGGCAATTTCGTTTCCGGCTTTTGAACGTTGTATTACAGATTTAGCAATTTTATTATGTTTGCCGTTATATGTATTGTTATACTGATTATCGCACCATTCCAAATTATCGGCATTATTATTAAACTTATTTTCGTCCTTATGATTTATTTGTTTCCGGTTATTTAGATTTTGAACAAATGCCATTGCAACCAATCTATGAACCAACAACGCATTTGGTTTACCGGACTTCGACAACCTTACTTGCAAATAACCCTTGCCGCTTATAGTTGGTTTTAGCAACTTGGTTTTTCCTGTCCTCCCATAATTGAGGCTTTTTACATTACCATAATTGGATATTTGGTAATTCTCAAAACCGGGTATATCTTTCCAAACTTCCATATATCTTTTTTTTGCAAAGGTAACAAATGTTTTTCGATTGCAAGTTATTTGCGTGGAATTTCCATTTTAAGAGGCTTTTGTTATTAACTCAATACTTTTATCGTCTTAATGGTTATCTTTCAACCACGGGCAAATTTACGGCTTTTCCGGTGCATTGCCAAACCTTTGTTATCTCATGTACATAAACGGCAAAACCCCGGCTTTGTTTCCGGGGCTTTTATGCCTATTGTCCTATACCGTTTTCGTATCTCCCATTTGAGCAACGAAAATAATGTTGCGTTCCACGGGGGTTGCTGTATTCCGTTCCCCCTTTCATTTCCTTTATTGCCAAACATACCGGGGCGGGCTTTCCATTTACCGGAAATTCCGGGTTGAAATATCGACACGTTCCGCATATCTTTTCGGGGCGTCGATTATCCGGGGCGCATCCGGTCGGCATATTAGGAATTTCCGACGAACATTTATTTTTCAATGCGTCGCCCTCCTTTCCGTTTATTCTTTGCCCGGCATTTGTTCCGGGGGTTCTTTTTCAAATCGACCCGTTGGATTTGTATTTCGGAACCGGGGAACATATCAGCAAAGAACGCCGCCATTGCTTCCACTTCTTTTGGTACGTCGAACGCCTCCGGTTTTCTGTATTCTTTCCCGCCGGGTTGGGCTTTCCCTTGTAAGGCTCGGCGCAATGTACACGCCGGGCAATCGAAATCGTCTTTCCCCGGTTCCGGGGCGTTTGCCATTTTTTCCCGTAATTGGTTGGCTTTCCCGTATGCGTTTAACGCATCAATGGCAACATCTGCTAAAATCCAATCGTTCGTATTCATTTTGGCGTCGATACCGTGGCGGTTAATCAATGCCGCCAATTCTTGTGCAAAACTTTTTTCTTTCATCGCTCTATTATTTTTTGGGTTTATATTCTTGGCAACGTAAATTCCCGCACCTTTGTTCAGATTTGAACGCCTCACAATAACCGTTCCCGTTTACGTCCTCATACATGAAATTGGAACAATCGCCGCAACCTTTGTTCGGTTCGTGCGGGTGTGTCCGTTTATAATTTGGGTCGGTTTGGCGTCCTTTTACTTTGTCGTATGCCATTTCCAACAAATCCCGTTGCGGTATGCCTAATATTGCAGCGGAATGAAATACAACGGCGTTAAGGTCTGCCAATTCATCAATTACGGCGTTCATGCGTCCGGGGTCGTCGAATGTCGGCATTGCGTGTTTTACCGCCTCTTTGTACTCGTTAAATTCTTCCTCCATTTTCCGGCAACGGGACGCAATATTTGTTCCGAACAACTCATTAAACAGATTGGCAATTTGAGCAACAACCGGACGGGCGGGTTGCTCCGTGTAATTCTCGGCGGGGGTTCCTTTTGGTTCAAATTCCCGTTTAAAATCCTTTTCCGGGCGTGCGGTAAATCGTCCGTTCAATTCCCGGATAATATACCAACTTTCCGGCACGTCAACGAATATGCCGTTGCCATCGGGAAAAGAAAACATTGCTTTGCCGTCCGGGGTGCGGGGCGTCGTAACCGTTCCGCCTCCGGTAAATTTCAAAACGTCGTTCACGTTGTCCCGGCGAAATTGGATTGCGTCAACCTCTAACAAGGTGCGACAATACCGGGTTCCCGCCGTGGCGTCCGGGTCAACTAAACGGGTGCGCATTTCCTCCGGGTATTCCTCCGGGTCGTACTTCATAAAAACCGACTGCCTACCATCGGCATAAAAGAACTCAATAAGACGGTCGCCCAATCGTCCCCGGATTGCCTGTTTTAACGCCTCAATCCTTTGTCCCTCGGCTTTATCGTTTCCCTCGCTTCCATTTTGCGCCCAACTCAAACGTATTGAGGTATCGGACGCCGTAACCTCAATTTCTTGTTTTGTTATGTCCTCAATCATTGCGCACATATCGCAATCAAAGGGGCTTAATACTTGTTTGTTCATCGCTCTAAAAATTTATTTGTTATTACTATCCGGGGCGGCTTCAACCTTAACCCCGGCAATTGTTCCGTTATAATTAAATTCCAATGTTTCGACGCCCTTAAATCCCCCGACGATACGCAACAAACGCCAATAAATCGTTTTCCGGTCGCTCCTATGGAATTTATCGCATTGCCTACCAATTCCGGGGCAATCTTCCCTTTTAATTTTGCATCGAACGCAACGTTGCGTAAATATTGCGGGGTTGTTGTTGGCTAATCGTGCATCCGCCGCCGTCCATATCTCGGCAATCAATACCATACCCCGGTAAACGCAACGTTCGCCGGGGCTGTATTCTCTATTTGGGTCGAACGGTTCGGGTTGCTTTACTCTCATTCTTTGCCCGCTTCGTTTACATAGTCAAACAATGCGTCCAAATCTTCCTTTGCGCCTTTTACGCAAATTCGTACCCTATCGCCGCCCGCTAATGCGGTTTCGACAATCTCACAATTATACCGGGGGGCGTTTATCTGTATCATTGCCGCCGTGGTATTCGTTACAAACTCGTTTCTTTCTTCCATGCTCTCGGATTTTTGTAGTAAATAAAATGTTTCCGTTGGTTCGTTCTCGCTTTGACACGCCCCCAACAAAAGCGTTGCCAAAGATAACAATAAAATCTTTGCTTTCATCGTTTTACCTTTCTTTTAATCCATATAAACCGTATGCCAATGCCGACAAACAATATTTTCGCCTCAATGTCAACGTAACGGTCGTAACCGTTGACCGCATCCACGGACACGCCGGGAATAATAAACCAACTCTTATACTTCCAATATTCCCGGACGTAAACAGACACGCCAACCCGTCCGGCATGGAACCCAATTTGCGCCGTATGTACGTCGCCATTGTTGCGGATAATTCCAACTTGTTTTTTACTCATATCTCCAAATATATTTTTTATAATGTTTTAAACGTCCCTTACAGCAACTAATAATATTTCCATGATTAAAACCGCATCTTTGCGCATCATGTATGCAATCCCATTTCTTTATAAAATTACCCTCTAAATCATATTGATAAACGGGTTTTGCATTGTGATTATCTTTTCCGGTTTTCTTAAACCATGTATTTACTTTCTTCATGGTTTCACGTTTATTATTAATTGCTTTTTGATAATTCAAATTTTGCTTTCTCGTACACCAACGTAAATTAGTTGCATCGTTATTGGCTCGGTTGCCGTCGATATGGTCTATTTCCGGCAAATTGTCCGGGTTCGGAATAAAAGCCGCCGCAACTAATCTATGAACGAAATATGTTTTGTTTTTACCATTATCTGATAGTATTACCCGCATATATCCGTTTTTACTAATAGATTGCTTTCGTATCGCACTTTTACCCGTTCCCCGATAATTTACAGACTTTATATTACCTTTGTCTGAAACTTCATAATTAGCGTTTATAAACTTCCAATTTTCCATCTTTTTTTTGCAAAGATAATATTAAACCATAATACAACAAACTAATACGTTTCTTTTATTTTATTGTATGCCTCTTTATCCAATACCATAACTTTAGGATATTCGACAATACAACCTTTTGTATATACGAGATTATAGATACCCAATTGCCCCTTAATTGGAAACTCAACAACCCGGCGGGGGTTCCGCATCATCCAACCGAACCCCTTTGTAATGGATTTGCGTTTTTCGGGCGGTATGCGGGTATTCTCCCAATCTTCCGGGGTAAACTCGGCGACGGGCTTAACGTCGTACAATTCAACCAATCCCAAAGTAACGCCGCTTTCATATCCCGCAATTACGGGATTAGCAGACGAACAAACCATTAAATCGCCCCGGTACGGCGTGTTTTTGCTGCGTACCTCAATACATTTTTCGCCGTAAACAATCCCGTTGTCCTCATACGCCGCCGTTACCAACTGCGTTGCATACGGGTTTTTAACGGTTAATGCACGCCAACGGTCGTGCAATTTCGGTTTATAATCTTTGTTGTTATACTGCATTTTGCAACCTCCTTTTAATTTTTCGCAAACGCTTTATTTCCTCGGCGATTGCTTGTTTATCCTTTTCCAATTGTTCAATCAAAACGTCGGGATTATTACCCCGGTTCCATGCTTTGATTAACTCGCTATTTTTGGCGTTCCAATTTGCGCCCGTTTCGATTTTATGCCCGCATTTTTTACATTTACCCCCGGCACAATTAAATGAACTATAACCGCAATTATATATTTCTATATCATCGCAACCGCATTTAACGCATGGATAAACGTATATTTTACGGGTCGTTGTTTCTATAACTTCATGTTCTGCCATTGTCGAATAAATTATAATTAGCCGGGACACAATAACCGGGCAATGTTTCCCGCTCAATCCCGGACACTCTTATAAAACTATCTTTCCAATATATCCGGGGCGTTTTGTCCGGGTGCGCCTCCCAATAGTCGAACACGTCGTTGTAAAACGTCAATGTTTCCCGCTTGGTATATCTGCAACCGCTTTGCAATCCAATCTTAAACAAGTCAACAAAGGGGTACGACAAAGCAATTACAGAAAACGCCCGGTCAAACATTCCCACGGGGATTGGTTCAACGCTTGCAAAGGTACGGAACCCGTGGCGTTTTGCCCGTGCCAATGCGTTTATACGCATCCGGTTTGGGCTTGCTTTTGGTTCCAATTCGTCGCACCCGGTCAACGTGGAACCAATGGCAATGCGGGATTTATCCCAACCCTCGGACGCCTCGGCAAAGTCGATTAAAATATTGATACCCTCGGCGCATTTGCTCAACACTTTAACCGGGACGCCGTGGCGTTGACAAACGCCGATTGCTTGACGGGTCAACCGTTGCGTTTCCGGCAATAACGGGTCGGTCGTAAACGAAAAGAATAACCCCGTTTTTTGCAATTCGTCCTTATGCTTCAACAACTCATTCGTAAATATATCCAATGCGTATGGATATTCTCGTAACGTCTTTTTCAATTCCGGGGTATTGCCTCCCAACACTTTTGCGCCCCTCCCTTTGCGCAAATAACAATACGTGCATCTGTTGGAACAACCAACATAAAAGTTGGCGGCGTTCTCGGCATATTCCCCAGCTTTTCCCTTTGGGCTGTAAATAACCCGTCCGTTTATCGCTCCCATACTCATAGATTAAAACGGTAAATCGTCGGTTCCGTTGGGGGCGGGTGCATCCGGCACGGGCGGCGGCGGGGCTTGCGTTCCGGCTCCGGTTCCTTTTGGCGTCAACATTTCCATATCGGTTGCGAAAATCTCGGTAACATATCGTTTCACGCCTTGCGCATCGTCATAACTCCGGGTTCTCAATTCGCCCTCAATATACAGTTTGTCGCCCTTTTTGACGTACTGATTGGCGACCTTTGCCAACCCGTTTTGCAATACTACGTTATGCCATTCGGTACGCTCCGGGATTTGCCGCCCGTCCTTTGTGGTATAACCTCGTTTCGTGGTTGCCAACGAAAAGGTCGCCACGCAACCCCCGTTGTCGAACTCCCTAAAATCCGGGGCTTTCCCGGTATGTCCCATCAAAATAACCTTGTTTACACTCATACAAAAAACGCTTTAATTATCCAAACAATGATACTATACAACGCCCACATATAAGACGCAACCGTTAACGTCACGAACGTGTATAACGCAATTTTATATCTGGTTTTTGATTTTATTTTCATGTCACTTGAATTTTACGCAATCCAACAAATATTGTTTCTTATTGTCCGACCATCCGGCGGCATGGTTTATCGCTTTTCGGTCGTCGTCGTGTACGAACTCACAAACCCAACCGCCGACGCTTGATTTTTGAACTAATCGAACCAATTTACCAACAATGAAAAAACGCAATTTATAATAACTTGAATTTTCGCCAACAAACAAAACCCGTCTTTCTGCATTTATTTCGGGCGGATTTTCGATTTGCTGGCGTTTCTCTCTTTCCGGGCATCTTTGTACCCTTTGAAAATCTCGTTTAATTGACGACCGGGAAATTGCCCCGTAATCGGGTTGCCTCTTTTTGGTTCTCATTTTTTATATCTCCATTTATAACCCTTATGCAAATTTCCTTCCCTTTACATACCTTACAAATTGCCGTTGCCGAAAAATTGCCTTTTCGGGCGGCTTCCTGTATGCTAACAAACACATTTACAACAATACCGTTTTTTATTTGCTCAACCGCTTTTTCGTGGTGCGGGTTCGCTTTTTTTCCAATCCATTTAGATTTTGTTATTGGGTTATTCTGATTTTCTTTAACCGTAACCCAACGCAAATTATCTGCATGGTTATTGGCTCGGTTGCCGTCGATATGGTCGATACATGGTTTGTTGTCCGGGTTCGGAATGAAAGCCGCCGCAACTAATCTATGAACACGGAACATTTTCCCGGTTCCATTTTTCCATAAATTAATTATTTTATATCCTTTCAAATATCCGCCTTTCATTAGAAACGCATCCTTTTTTAAGGAACGAACATTGCCATAATTAGAAATTTGATAATGTCCTTTGTAACCCTCAATATCTTTCCAAATTTGCATACTCATTTTTCATTAATTCAATCATTATCATATTGCCGGAATATATACGCATTTTCGTTTTATCCCCATTCTCCCAACATGAATGATGTTCAAAACATAGTATATTTATATTTCTTGCATCATGCGCCATTTCGGGAAACGCTCCACGGGTCAATATATGCGAACAATAAACGGCGGAATAATTCCGTAACGGCTTTAAACATTCCTCGCATCGGTGTGGCTTATGCTCCCAAACCCAACGAAAAAAGCGTTCATTTGCCGCCATGATATTTGCACCACGCCCGAAAACACAATGTCCGAACAATTCCCGTTGTATCTCAACCCTCAAACGAATATCCATTTTAAAGTTACGAATATCAATCAGGGGATTATACCCCCGATTGATACAATATTGGTATTCGTCCCGGTCTGTTAGCAAATACGGTTCCATTGCCTTACATATCCCCGGTTTCGTCGTTTTCCTCGTTTTCGTCCGCCGGGTCGTCAACGTTCGGGAACAATCCGTTGTCCTCTACCTTTTCGGCACTCAAACCCGGTGCGGGTTCGCCATCAGCCCCGAACAACTCCAATTGCGCCTTTTTACCCTTGAAAAGAAAGGCGTAAACCTCGGTTTCAATGTCGGCGGCAATTTCTTCTAATTCTTCCTCAAACCCGAACGTTTCCGTATTAAATTTAAGTCGGGGGGAATTGATAGCGGTTTTTTGATTGTTTGACACGGTAAACAACCCGGTTAAAACAACCCCTACGTTATCGTCTTGACCGGAAAAGGACACGCCCCGAACCTCTATGTTTTTCAACATTTCGTCGGCAAAATCCCGTGATAACTCGCTTTGCTTTTTGGTTGCTTTGAAATCGGACGTTTCAACCATTGAAAGAAAGGACGTAATATTAAAAATCCGTCCCATGATTGGGCGCAAACGGTCGAAACAATCCCGCAAATCCGGGTGTATGTCCTTTGCACTTTCGACGTGGTATTTGTTCGTATAACTTTCGTTGCCGATTGTTTCGGTAACTTCATAATGAACATCCAACCCGCCGTCTTTTAACGTCTTGACTTTCGATAATGCAAACGACTTTTCCGACGGTATCGGCATTACGTTTGCGGTTTCTTTTTTCTCGCTCATTTTTTGATAATTTATTTGTTGCCGGGAACCCGCCCGGCACGGTTTTAATCAAAATTCGTTTTCGTCCAACAATTCCCGTGTCTTACTATTCGACGGAACCGCCGGGCATTCCGGTTCCGGGATTGGTTCCGGGGCGGGTTCCCCGGTTCCGATTGGTTCCGTTACCGGGTTGGGGTCGTGGAACTCAATATTGCGCCCGCCTTTGGGCTTTTCCGGCTCAAATTGGGCTTTGAGTTGTTCCGCCGGGTATTCCTTTTGCGCTAACTCAATAATCCCCAAATTAACCAATTCCGGGACGCAACGGCGCAACGCCCTTATGTCCTCTAATGCGTCATGCGCCGGGAATGTTTCGCCGGGGAATAACTTACTATATAATTCCTCTAATTTGGGATATTTTCCCGGTCGCCCGTTTGAATACAATGCGCCGACAAACTTAATTGTTTTCATCATTGTATCAATGCGTTTACCCTTATGTAATGCGTCCTCAACATGTGCGTCGTAATATTCCCGTCCACAATAGCGCAAAACGTTTGCTTTTAACATTGAACTATCAAAGTAAATGTTGTGCGCACATACAAGCGGGGCGGCGTTGGCATCCGCTAAAAATTCGTCCACAACCTCGGCAAACGGCACGCCATCGGCAATTGCCCGTTCGGTTGTTATACCATGAATTGCGGTTGTTTCCGGGGGTATCTCGTAATTATCGGGTTTGATAATATAACTTTTTTCCTTATCGCCCAACGACCACGCCAATTGGACGACGTGCGGGAATTGCTCAAAATCCGCATCCCATTTCAAACCCTTTGCCGGAACCCCGGTTGTTTCACAATCAAAGAAACAAACATCTTTCAAATCAAATTTTTGCATAACCTTAAATATTAAATCGTTAATTACTGTTTTCGCTCTCATTGCGGTATTTATCCCGCTTTTTTTTCCAATTCCAAAACGTCCCGGTTTTCGTCTATATACTTTTGGACGTCCCGGTTACAAAACGGTTTTCCATCCAACCAAAGCAAATGCCAATACGGTACATTTTCCATCGGTTGCCCCTTAAATTTACCTTGCGGCATCGGGGTTTTATCTGTTAATTCCATTATCAAAATTTAATTGTTCCCCCTCTGAATATCGGGGCAATTGTTCAACATAATTTGCTTTTGTTCTCCAAACCATCCGGCAACGCAAACAAGTTATTGCGCTGTAATCGCTTCGTTGATACCGCCAACCATTAAACGCCGAATGATTGCATTTGTATTGCAATATGCGCCATTTACGTTGGTTGGCGGGTTTCTTTCTTTCGATACATTTGCAAACGGGCATATTATAGGGTTTTAGGGTCGTCAATAAATGTATTGTATTCCTCGGCGGCTATCTGTTTGAGCGTTTCGATATGTTCGATTAACTCGGCGTTCGACAAATCCGCCACGGTGCGCAAATCGTGGGAATATACCCCCGTTTCCTCGTTGACCCGTTCAACGTACATAATAGGGGAAAATTCCCTCAAACGTCGTTCGGTTTGTTCCTCTGTAAGACGTTCGCCCGCCTCCCAAATTGCGTGCTTAAACGTCGGTACAACATAGTTGAAATAATACCCTTTCAAAGCCTCGGACGAACCGGGGGACGCTACAATAAACCGGGCAATAATGCGGGAACCTTTCCAACCCTTGAAAAACTCGTTTAATTCCCCCATGTACATTGCCAACCCGCCGTTATTGTTTATTGTCCCCGTTGCTGTTATTTCTCGCTTTTTCATCGGCTATTAATTTTTTCATTGTCTTATTAAACGCTGTCATTCCGATTGTATGGATAATGTCCCGTTCCGCCCGTGATAACTTCGTTTCCCGCTTATCCAATACTTTTGCAAATACAACAACAAATTCGCCCGGCTCCAACAATCCGGCATTGTGCAACCCGTCGATTGGGTGCGCTTTCAAACGCTCGGTTGCTTTCAATGCTTTGCGGGCTTTTTCCCGACTTTCCCATATTTCCCGAACCTCGGCGGCGTTGTCATAAAACAACCGCATTTTCAGAACGTCGGCAATTGACAAATCAGCCACGGCGGTTGGTTGCTCTTTTTCCGGCTCCGGTTCCGTCGTAACGGGTGCAACCTTACCGTTATTCACTCCATAACCGAACAACGCAAAATCCCCCTTTGTTGGGTCGTCCGGGAATATCTCGGCGAAACGGTCGGTTATCTCAATGGCTGTTTGCAAATCCGGCGTCCGACGTTTTACAAGCCCCAACCGCAATGCCTTTTTATGTACGTGGGTATCTAATGGAATGATTAAATTACGGGGGTCGCAAATCGTCCACAATCCAAAGTCAACCGGGGAACCGTGGCGGCACATCCAACGCAAAAACATACATAAGCGTTTGCAACCGCTTTTCGTTTCCATATCCGGCACGCCCTTAACATCGCCGAAAAGACGTTGCAATTGTTCCAACGGACGCCCGCCCGGTTGCGCTTGCAATGCCTTTTCCATGTTCTCAAACTTACTATATACGTCAAACAAGCGGGCGCAAAGGTCGTGGAAATCGGCGTATGTAAACGTTCTATAAAAATTCTCTTTACTGCCTTTGTATTGCTTCCATTCCGGGGCGGCTCCCTGCGTATCGGTTCCAACAATGTAATGATACGGCGCACCCTTGAAAATTTCCCGGTCGATAAAATCCGCCTTTTGGATTATCTGTTTGCGGGAACCCCACGCAATCCACGCCGTAACAAATGCGCTAATCTCAATATTTACCCGACTATCGTAACGGTGCGGGATTTGCACCGGGTCGGATTGGATAAACTCGGCGGTTTCGTATTGTTCCGCCCAACGTTTCAAATTATCGTTCAATGTATATGCCATTGTTTTAGATTTTAAGGGGACGGAAAGCCCGCCCCCGGTTATTATTCGTTTTCCGTGTATTCCTCAACAACTAAATCAGTTTGTCCCCGCTTTACTTCCTCTATAAAGCCCTGAAAACCGTTTGCCCTTGCAATGTCTATAATCGCCTGTAAACGCTTTTCGCCCAAACTTTCGCCCCTTGCAATGCGGAACACCTTAACCGTCGGATTGCTTGCAATAATCAATTTGGCGGCAACCTCCATAATTTGACTATCTGAAACTTTCCCGGCGACGAACGGCACGCCGTTTAATTCTAATCCGTCGTCCGTGAACGAAAGCCCGGCAATAGGTAATTCGGACGTTGCAATAAGGGTTTCCCGTTCCTTTGCCAATGCGCCTAATTTTTCCTCAAACGTGCGGGCGATTTTCTCGGCGGTTTCCTTTTGTTTTTTCTTTGCCATGTAATCTACAACCAACGCATTGATACGGTTGTGTTCCTCGGCTTTTTTCAGTTGTTCCGCCGTATCTAAATTTTCCGGGTTATTGGCTTCGTATTCCTCTAACCATTTGTCGGCATTCGCTTTGCGCTTTTCAAAATCGGCTTTTTCCGCCTCAATGGTTGCCAATGTTTCCTTTAATTCGGCATCGACGTTTTTACGGGACGTTTTCGCCTCTTTTTTGGCGTCCTCTAACCGTTTTTGCGCCTCGGCGATAATGCGGGCAACCTCTTTTTCTTCATTCGCTAAATTGGTATCAATAACCGCAACGGCTTTATCGTGGTTATCGTTGGCGGTTTTAATTCGTCCGGGGATTGCCGCCAATTGTTCAACCCTTTGTTGCCGGGTTTGGCGAACCGTTTTTGCTTTCTCAATCAACCGGGCATTCTCGTTTTGTTCTTCCATCAACACCGTAATATCCTTTTTCTCGGCATACGTTTTGACGTCGCCGGGCTTCAATTGCTTTTCGGCGTTGGCGCAAATGGTTGTGTACGTCTTAACCTCGGCGTTGGCGTCTTTTCGTTTGTCCTTAACGGTCATAACCTCGGCGTCAATTTCTGCAATCCGGGTGCGCACCTTTTCCGGCAACAAAGCCTTTACAACCTCAATTTGTTTGCGTCGTCCCTCGGCGGTTTCGCTCCAACGGGAAAACTCCACGGCGTCGAAATCTTGATACCCGAAAATCTTTTGCAACATAGAAACATTATCCGAACGCATCCCGGTTGTTTGGGATTTAATGGATAACGTCCCCCGTGGGTTGGCTTTGGTAAACTTCAATTCAACGTCGTAATTTTCGCCGTCGTTACCTACAACCATTTTTGCAAATCCCTTTTCCTCTCCATTTCTCAACACGGCGTCCCGGTTCCCGGTCAACATTGCGCCGATTGCTTTTAAAAGGGTTGATTTGCCTAACTCATTGTCCCCGGTAATGAAATATACATTACCCTCAAAATCTGCGTTGAACTCTTTGATAACTTGAAAATTCAACAATTCCAATTTCTTAATATACATCGCTCTTTAAATTTATTTATTTCCCGGAAATCGCCGGGTCGTTATGTTCCCATTTATAACCGTTGTATGTTTTTCTTTTCCCGTTACATACCTGTAATATTACATACTTTTGCCAAGGAAAAACACACGCATCTAAAATATTATCAAAACATACAATATTACCTAATTTATCAATACGTTTAACGGGATATAATTTTGATACACGTTTAACGTTCTCAAATTTTAGGTTCTCGCCAATAGTACACCAACGTAAATTATTAACATGATTATTTAATTTATTCCCGTCGATATGGTCAACACATGGTTTATTGTCCGGGTTGGGAATGAACGCCAAAGCAACCAATCTATGAACCCGCATAACTTTTAAACCATTGATTTTTAATTTTACAGTCATATAGCCACCGTTCAAATAAGGCTTTATTTCCTTATCATTTTGCGTTATATTGCCATTTTCAGCAACGTAACAATCATATTCTATTAAGTATTTACCTTTTTTCATGCCGCAAATATATGTAAAATAATGGATATACCAAAACTTTTATCTTTTATTTTCGGCTATTTTTTTATTTTCCGCAATAATCGCCCCAAAACAACGCATTTACCCACGCCGCCAAACTCAACTAACATATTACCGTTGCGCCCTCTTATACATTTACCATCAGAACGACGAACCGCCCGGCACGGCATACGTCGCAATTCCGGGCGGGTCAATCGGTCGCCTAAATAGATATAATCCATTTCGTCCATATCAAAACAATTTCATTTGTGTATCGGTCAATACAGCAACGACCGCATCAACTTTGCGTTCCCAACTTTCCAACGTTGCCAATTTTTCCGGGGTTGGGTTCCGTTGGCAACGTCGTTGGTTGTGCCGCATCTGTTTTACCATTTCCGCCAAATCTTTTGCCGTTATTTTTTCGGGATTTTCGATTTGCGGGGCTTTTGTTTCGTCTGCCATATAAGCAACCATTTGAATAATTAAACGTCCCTACGGGCTTAAAATAAACGGTTGTGCATTTGTTGGGGCAAATTTTCCAAAACCCAACGGGGGTTGTTGTGCAAAATGTACCGTCCAAAGTGCATTATCATAAGGGCGTCGGCGTTCCACAACGTCGCCTTAACATCGGGGTAATAATCGGCGGCGGCTCGTTGGTATCGCTTTTTGCGCTCCGGCTTTTCCTCTCCCTTAACCCGCAATTTCAATTCATTTTGCCATTTTTGGGGGTGTACCAAAACAAACGGTACGTCGCGCATGGCAATTATCGTTTTCAGTTTCTCGAACTCGGATAACAGTTTTTGAACCCGGAACGCCTTACCGGGATTGTCGGTTATATCATCCGGGCGCAATTGCACCTTTTCGACGAATACCAACGGGCGGCAAATACTTTTCATGTACTCAAACCATTGTTTCAACTCCATAAGGTCGCCCGGCATTTTAATAACCTCGGTTTTGTGGTTCGGACGCCAAACAGCAATCCCCCCGGTTTTTCCGGGGTCAATTCCCACTACTGCTGATATTCTTATATTTTTTTCCATAAATAACCTCCTGCACTTTTTAATTTATTATTTACGCATCTATTTATATTTGATTGTGGAATGTGTGTTTCCTTTGATGCAATTTGAGCATTTGGATATGATTTAATAAATACATTATCCCTTGAATATTGATAAACCTTTATACTCCTTGGGTGTAATTCTCCATTTCTACCTTTCAGTGTTTTAGATATTTTTTCTTTCCATAAAATATTACGTCCTTTCAGACTTTTTGAAATTCTACTTCTTGTTATTGGATTTAATTCATTTTGCTGTCTTGTAGCCCATTTCAGATTATTAGCATTGTTGTTTAATGGGTTTCCGTCTATATGGTCAATCTCCGGTAAATTTCCCGGATTTGGTATAAATGCTATCGCTACAAGTCTATGAATATTAAATTTCTTGTTTCTCAAAGAAATATATAAATATCCTTTCCTTAAACCCGCTTTTAATACTTTACGCAAAGACTTTACACGCCCAAAATTACTAACTTGATATGTCCCTGCATATCCGGGAACATCTTTCCAAATCTCATTTTCCATAATTGCCAACTTTTAAGAACTGCCAACAAATTAGAAACGGGGACGGGCTGTTGGCTTGCCCTTTCGGTCGGTTAATTACTCCGCCTATCCCCGTTGCAAATATAATTATTTTTGTTTCAATTCATACTATACAATCAATTTTCATTTTCTGCCTCCAATTCCACTATTAGCGTATTCATTCTCAAAACCTCTCTTATTCCCAAATTTTGAGTTATATCTTTTTCGTTTTCTCTTATTTTAGGCAATAAGGGTCTATAATCTTCATATTGTCTTAAATCCATGCCCGTAAAAAACATATCCCACGCCTGCATATCCATTTCATTGTTCAGTATAATTTGGCACGCTTCTTTGTTATTTCCGGTGTTTAAGGCTTCCGCCAATTTTACTTTTTGTTCCCATTCCATAATTCAAATAAAAAATAAATAGTTATCAATCTGTATTTCCTCCGCAATCATACGGTCGAACGTGCGTTTTATCTCTTTGTCCCTCGCAATCTCATACGCCGTAAAATCCAATTCCGGGGCGTCGGTTCCCTTTCGTTGGACGTGGAACGCTTCGTATTTGTTGACGAACCCACGGGCGACACGTTGCATATATCGGGCAAGTGCTTGTTTGCGGTCGTCCTCGGTTCCGGCAACCTCATTGGCAAAACCCAACTTTCGCAACCAATCATAAATCAACATTCCGTCAGTAACCCCCAACACAAACCGCCCGGTATATTTGTATTGCAAAAATACCTCCCTACATCGGGCGACGCTTTGGTTGTGATAATACCGTTTTTCCTCCGGCGTCAATTCCTTTTTCGGCTCCGGCACAGCCTTATACGCTTTATGTATAACCCCGTTTTGTTTCCGGCGGTATGCGTTCAATATCTTTGCGAAATAATCGGCGTTGAATTGTTGATAATGCTTTTTGTCCGGGTTGCCTTGATTGTCTTTCGGCAAATAGTCGTCCAATTCCCCGGTCGTCGCCAACTCAAATGCCAACTTAATATCCGCCAATGTCATTTGCGAATAGTATTTTTTGAGTATATCCAACAACCGGGTACAAATGTACGCCCAATCTTCCGAATTGGTCGGGATTATATACCCGACGTCCATTGCAATGAACCGGAACATTTGCCCGGTTTTCGCAACCAACGTGCCGTCGTCAATCTCGGCAATTTGCGTTTTCGTTGAGGCGGCAAAAATGTACTTTTCGACCCCGGATAACGATTTGGCAACCTCCGGTAATTCAACCATCGCCCGGCGCACCTCAATTGCTTTTGCCGTTCCACTATAAAGCAAAACGGCGGCGGATTGTCTTTTTTCGGGCAACGTTTGTGGCAATCTGTTTGTCTTTTCGGGTAATGTTTCCATCTTAATAATCGTCTTTCAAATACTCAATAGCCCCGGCAACGTTCAATCTTTGCGTTGGGGCTTTGTATTCGGGTTTCAAATGCAACTTTTTCTTTTCGACGTCCCCCCGTATGAAATTGCGGACGGTCGCCAACCAACCGTTTTTAGTGCGCTTCATATTCTTTTGGTCGCTCCAATCGCTAACCGTGTGAAAGTAATAAACCAAATCGACCTTTTCAAATTCCGGGGTCGCAAACTTACTTTCAAACTCTGAATAATCCACGCCAACGCCGTTTTCAAATTTAACCATTTTGTAAACGTCGGAATTACGGAATAACGTTCTTTTCTCCTTTGGTTCCTCAACCTTTTGTTCTTCCGGGAATAATTCCCCGACAACATTGTTGTTGGGGGTATTCTCATTATCATTTATTGTATTATCTATATTATTACTATTATACCCTAAACTTTCGTTTATGGGTACCCCTAAACTTTCGTTTATGGGGGGCATCAACTTTTGTTTAGGGGTATCAACTCCGGTTAATATCCTTGCTGCCTTTTCGGTAAATGTTAGTAACTCGTAATTTTCACCAAAACAATACAGAGTTTTGTTATACAATTCGCAATTAGGATGTTTTTGTAAAATTCCGGCTTTAATCAAATTATCAATACGCTTTATCATGCCTTGACTTGTCTTTATATTCAATAACGGCATTGCTTCCAATATTAACTTGTGGGAAATCCAAAAATATATTCCCTCCGGGGTGTGCATCTTAACGCAACTTGCACAATTGGCGAAATCTTTTATAAAATCAAAAATCGCCAAATCTATTAAATCTAAATCTAAACCGCTATTAACGGCGGCATATTGGTTTATTAATATCGTGTATTTCATGATATTGATATTTTATAAACATCCGGTTCCGCTACGGGCTGAACTGATTTTATTAACAATCCTTTTTCGCATAACCATTTAAGGCAATCAATTACAGTGCTTTTATTTATCCCTAAACATTTGGATAAATATAAAATACCCTTTGAATACTCGCCATATCTAATACAATAGGCGTGTATCATTGCATACAACATTAACTTATTACCTTTCAAATGTAATTCGTTAATCCATTTGTTCTTTACAATAAAATCCATGATAAAATATAAAAGCCCGCAATCCGGGCTACCACACACCGGAAAACGGGCTTTACGCTAAATAAATTAGCAATACTTTGCAAACGGTGGTAGTCGTTTGTTTTATCGACGCAAATATAGCATTTTTTATTCATTATCCAATTGCTTTACAGGTTCCCACGCCTTACATACTTTCAAAACATTGTCGGCACTCTCATTGGGAACCAACGACACAACGGGGAAACGGGAACGGTCGCCCGGTTTTTGGGTCGTGGCAAATTGTACATTCAAATCAAATATAATGCCTTTGCAAAATCCCCGTTCCGCTAACATACCGTCGAACGTTTCCCGAATTTGCGGAATCGTGGACGCCGTGCCTTTTGTGGCGAATTGCCAAACCCCGGCAACCCCACGAACCAACGGAACAATAAAGTTTAGCGTTAATGTAACCTCCCAACCGTCGCAATCCGGTTGGCGGCTCTTTTTATTCGGGTAACGCTTCGTTATTGACTGCATTAAGTTTGGGTATTTCTCGGTTGTCAACGTTTCGTATTTCTTTCCATCCCATACTTGGAAAGTGTCGCCATCGCCCGCCGCAATCAATCGCCCGTCGTCGTCCCGGTATTCGTAACGCTCGTTACATACTTTTGCCGGGTCGTCGTCCGGGAAAACAATTTGTATTGTTTGCGGCTTTTCGCCGTATGCTTGCGTAAATAATCCGGCATACTTTCCCGTTGGGATGAAGTAATCAACGCTTTGCGGATAACCGTTTGCGTTTTTCATACCGATTTTTATTTGACCAACACGGGGCAATATCAAACGGGATTGTTGCGCCTCTGGTCGTTTTATTCTTCCTTTCATATCTCAATCAAATTTCGGGGTCGTCGTTCAACATCTTTTTCCTACTCTCATTTTTGGGCTTTTTAGGCTCGTTTGCGGGCTTTACTTTCTTTTCCGTGGTATTACCCCGCTTTGCGGTCGTTTTGCCCGTGGTGGCTTTCTTTTCCGCCTCCTTTGCCTTTTTGGGCGCACGTTTAACAATGGTTGTTTTCTTTGGCTCCTTTTCCGGTTCCGGTGCATCCGCCTTGACTTTCTCGGCGGCGTCCGTGTTTTCGTCCGGGGTCGCCTCCTTTGGGGCTTTCGTTTTAATCAATTCCGCCAACGATAAGGATATTACGTTTTGCGTTAAATCCGGGGCATTGTCTAACAATACCATACCATTAACCGACGTAAACGTATTATCTTTCTTTTCGTCCTCAATAGCCGCAATTTCCAATAGATACGGGATTTTCCGAATATTGGGGCTATCTGTTTGTTCTTTCAGATTGTACGACGGACGTTTGCGCCAATCTTTCGGGCTGAAATTGAAAATACGGGTAACGGGGAATTGCTCAAAATTGACGTTCCACATATCCCGGTACATCCCTAATTGTATTTCGCTTTCCTCGTAAAATCCTTTGCGTCCGCTCTTAAAATCGACGATTGCGTTAATACGTTCGTCGCCGCCTATCTTTGCCAACATGGTACACGGGCAATCAATCATTCCGGCATACTTATAATATGGATGCACTAACGCAATTTCAACCGCCAACGGGCGAACGTCGTAATCTAATACGAATTGAGCAAACGCCAATACGTCCTTTTTCAAATCGTCGGCGTAATAAATAAAGTCGTCTGGCAATCGGTAAACCTCTATATATTCCTTTAGTTTGCCTTTTAACCCGTCCAAATCATAAGCCCGGTTAATTAATAATTCCTCAAATGCGGCGTGCATAAACGTACCATACGCCGCCCGTTCGCCTTTGTATCGTTCCGCTTCCTCAATGCCTTTGTTGGCAATCCATTGTATCAAGTGCGGGGCTTTGGGTAACGTTTGGGACAATATCGTTGTAACCGACGGGAAAAACTCCGGGTTCCCGTTGTCGTCATATCGGTAATAATAGCGGTGTCCCTTACTATTCAATTGCCAAACCTTATACGGGGGTTCAATCAACGTTTTTTCATCAAAAAACATTGCCGTCATTTCCTCAACCGTCATGCCCGGCAATATCTCAAATATTCCGGTTGGTTGTTCAACCTCGACCGCTTCAAACGGTGGGATTATTTTTTGTTGTTCCTCGGTAATTTCCGGGAATTGGTCGGCGGGAACGGCTCCCAAACTTTCAACCGTCTTTTGTACCGGGTTTTCCGGTTTCTTTTTGTTCGCTCTCATTTTCTACTCTTTTTTAATTCTGAAAATCCACATAATACCATTGCGGCACACAGACCCGCAAACATCAATTGCCACGGGTTCCAAAATGCGCCAATCAGACAAACAACGCCCAACGTTCCAAATGTCGCAATAATCGCTTTCGCTTGGAACCTATCGGAAAAAATAACGTCCGCCATCCGTTCAAACCATTGTAACCCGTTATTATTCATAGCCAAACAAATAATTAGGGGTACAATTACACATTTCGCAAATGATAACAACCCATTCCGGGCGTATCTGTTTGGTCGTACCGTTACATAAGTTAGTCATATTAACTTGTTGTGCGCTTTCGGTGCGTCCCTCCCATAAACGGGCGGCAACCTCTTTTTTATAAACCTTAATCCCGGCGGTTTGCGCCCGTGCGATTGCCTCGTTTACTCTTAATTTCGTCATTTCTGCCATTTCTTTAGTCTTTTATTGTTAATAACTCGGTTCGTTACTCTCTTTGTGTCCGCAATGCGTACACGTTTTTTCCTCCCAAATTGCGGTATATTCCGGCGGGGTCAAATATCCGTCGCCTCCGGTCTGTTTATATTCCCCGTCGGTAACTTCCATTTCGCCGCCGCACTCCGGGCAATCTTCATTACCCATTAAATCCAAATCCGGGACAATGAAATATACCCGTTTCAGATACACGCCCAACGCCTCGGAAATCGCCGCATAACAATTGGCGGTTTGTTCCTCGGTTACGTCCTCGTTTATTGCATCGAAAACGGAAACGCCCCAATTGTCCGGGTCGTCCTCAATAACTTTGTTTTTGAGTAATTCCGAAATGATAATTTCGGCAACTTGGTTGGCTGTTTTCCCGCTATCGGTCGCCAATCTCTTTAATAAATCGCTCTCTTTTATTCTCATATCTTTGCCGGGTACTCCCCCGGTGGGTTTTTGTTTCTGCAAAAGTACAAATAAAATCCATATTACCAAAAACAAAACCTTTGAAAGTTTTATTTGTTCACGTTGGACGCTTGTAATACAGATAAAAAGCACTAATTTTGTTGCACCGCATAACCTTACAACATCGCTCTCGGTTACTGCGTACCAACCCCCGGCGTTACTTCATTGCGTCGGGGGTTATCTTTTTAATCATGTATTCCAAATTCACAATCGCCCCATTGGTCGAAATCCGCCCCGTCATAACTTAACGGGTAACGTTCCGGTTCCGGGCAATCCGTCCAACATTCCCGACGTACATTATTTACGGCGACCCGTTCCGGGTTATATCCGGGTTTATTCTTTTCCCTCAATTGGGCGGCGCAACTCTTACAACAACAACGTCCCCAACCTCGGCGTAAATTCCGGGTATCGGCGTTGTATTCTTTGCCGCAATTGTCGCAATTCCTTTTTATCATTCCCATATATTAACCCTTTGTAAATCCCTTAAATGCTACATGGTAAACGTCGTATTGTTTCCCGGTAACATAGAACTCAATCATACGGTTGGCGTTTCCGACGTCGTTTATTGCAATAGTTGGGTACGGTTCCCCCGGCAATTGGTTATAATCGCTTTCAATATCCCGGAACCCCTCCGGGAACTCCGAACGGTCGGCGGAAAAATACCGGGTTAAACTCTCTTTTATCCGGGCTAATATTTCGTCCCCGTTCGGCTCAAAAGCCGCTTTTATTTTTTCTTGACGTCTTAACGCAAATCGCATAGGTATTTGTTTTAATAGGTTCTTAATTCCCCGTCCATCGGTAACGGTGCGCCCGGTAAACCAACCGGAATACGGGTATAATGTAACCGGGGAACCCCGGAAAGTAAATTGTAAGGTCGTGGCGTTTACCTCCGTAACCGGATAACCCAACGCCTCCAACCGGGTACGGGCGTAATCGACCCGCCCCGGCTGCAATTCTTGTTGTCGCTCTCTGTTACGGCTCATTGTACGCCCTCCGTAATTACTTTGCAATACTTATAATATTGGTCGTGTCGGCTCTCAACTCGGCACGTCAACCCAATATCGTTGCCGTCTAACAATAGGTTCAACAAATCGCCGGGATTGTGCCGGGTATAAAGCAAAAATAACCCGCCGTTTGCATTTTGGATTATCTTATACATATCTTGACTTAATCGGTAACGTTTCGTTTTGTTCATCGCTCTAAATGGTTATGCCGGGGGATTGCGCCCCCGGCTTGTTATTACTGTAAATATGCGATTGCGTCCAACCTTTCCTTTTCCTTTTTTGCATACTCAACGTTGCGGGCAATCCATTGTTCGGCGGGGTTCTCGGCTATCCATTTACTCCGATAATCCGGCGTAAAGTATGCAACTTGTTTTTTATATGCCGCCTCCGGGTTTGCCAATATTGCCGCCATATGGCTCAATCTTTTGCCGTGGTCGCCTTTCCCGATTAAATCCAAACGCCCGAAATAAAACGAACCGTCGGCGGTACACGCCACATATTCACGGGCGGACGTTCTTTTTGATACAATCGCCTTACTATCGGCGTCAATAACTTGGTACTCGTATTTCTTTCCCTTTACTTTCTTAACTAAAATGTACTTTGCCATGATTGAAAATTTATATTGTTCCGGGGAAAACGCCCCGTCGTTGTTTACTGATAATAGAAGGTGATTTTAACGCCTCGGCGCAATTTGCAAACCTCTTTGTCGCCGTAACAATTGAAAGCACGTTTTAACAAGCGATTGACTAACTTAATGTCGCCGACAATCTTTATTAAACCGGACACGCCAACCAATACATTAACCTTTTTGCCGTTTACAATTCCGTTTACCTTGATTTTGAAATTGCGGTTAATCTCTTTTGTTGTGTAATCTAATCCGTTATAAATGCTTTGAGTATTCATTGTTTCGCTCTCTATTTTCCAGGAAAACGCCCGGTCGTTCTTGTCTGATGATGCAAATATACAACCTTTATTTTAATTACCAAAAGTTTTATCTTTTATTTTTGGCTTAAACTTCAAAAAGTTTTGTTTTTGGTTCCAAAAGAGTTATTTTATTGGAATTTTCGATTTAAGCTACTTTTGCAAGCTGGACGGGTAAATTATCCACTTTGAAATAAAATGCCCGGAAACGGTCTAAAAATGGCTCAATAGAAAAAGGGGTTGCAACGCCTTGTTACAACCCCCGGTTTATTACTTTTCTATGGTTACGAACTCAACCCCCAATATTCGGGTAGATGGGTTCTTGCTTACAACGTCAATTTCCCGGTTCTTTATCTTCTTTGTTTTCCAAAGGAACCCCCAAAAGCGTTTATATTGCACCGTTTCCGCTATTAACAGACTATCCCGGTTTATATGCGTCCCGGTAAATACCCCGGCGGGCGTTGTGCATCCGTGCAACTCAAAATACGGTTCCACAATATCAATACAACGTAATACGGTCGTAACCGTGTCGCCGGGCAAATATACAATACTATCCCGGACGTTCGCCCTTAATTCGTTTATCGTTTCCATTTGCGCCGTCGTAACCCTTTGCAAATCCCGGTTCTTTGTCTGCAACGATTTGATTAACGCTGCATCATCCGCCCGGTACTTTTTATATTCGGATAATTTTAACTCCAAATTCCCAACCTTTGCGGCGTTCAAACTATCCTTTGTTTGATAGGTTCGGACGTCCTGCAACAACGTTTCGGTATTGCTCCGGTATTTGTCCCGTTCGACGGTCAAATTATTAATGCGCTTTTGTTGGAACCAAAAGGCGGCGGCAACCGCCATAATGATTGCCGCCAATATTATATACTTTTTCATACTCAAACATTGTTATATTCAATTGCCGCATTAAAACACGGGCATTCTTTGATATACTCCCACGGCTCAATAATGCCGTCGCCGTTCAAATCCGGGGAATAATCCCGGTGTCCCTTAATCGTTGCGTCCGGGAACATAACGACTAAACGCATAAGCAACCACAATAACGCCTCCTTTTGTTCCGGCGTCCGTGTGTCGGCGGCTTTGCCGTTGGCATCCAATCCCCCAACGTAACAAATACCAATAGAACGGGAATTTTGCCCGGAAACGTGCGCCCCAATCTCGGAAAGATAACGCCCCGTTTCAATTGTCCCGTCCGGCAATACAACAAAATGATAACCGCAAATTCGCCCGCTTTGGGGTTGCTTCTTAAATCCCCGTTCTTTGTGCCAACCGTCAATAACATCAACGTTGACTTTTGCGCCCGGCTTGGTTGCGGTGCAATGTACAATCAAATCCGTAATTGTCCGGGTCGTTTTTTGCCCCTCCAAATACTTTAAAATCTCTGTTTGGTTCATTGTTCGCCCTCCTTTTCTTTATCGTTAATAATATCGCTATCGTGTTCCCGTTGGTATCTCTCAATTATCGGTTGCCAATATCCCGGCAATACCCGTGTAAATTCCAACCGGATAACGTGGTAAATAATACGCAACGCAACCTTTGTGGGATATGCTTTAATAAGGTTGCGGAATGCGTTTTGCAAATACACATACATAAAAACATAAGTAAGCGATTTAATTACTACTTTGGCGGCTTCATTATCGCCACATTGCAGCATTACCGAATAAATAACGTATATAATGGTAACGTACAAAAGCAATTCCGCCAATGCGTTTTTAAACTTACTGAAACGAAAGTTTTTGCAATGCCTTACGCTTACCCCATCCGCCCGCATACCCGACCAAATATTGAAAGCAAACATTATAATCAATGCGTACATAAATCCAGCCGTTGGGGTTAAATAGGCTAAAACCGGGCTTAACGACGTGGCGAATATCATACGCCATTGTTCCCAATTAAAAATTCTTTCCATAATTTAAATTGGCATTAAAATTGCATTTTTTAAAGTTTTAATTAAAATCGCTGCACGCCTTTTTTGTATATATGGCAAATATTCCAATAACATTTTTTTTGTACTATTGTAAGTGCTTTGATTTTCTACACTAATTGTGTCGGGATGAAAACCATATATTACGCCATCAATAATTTCTAATTTCTGATACTTTGATGAATTTGTATATAATATTGAATATTGTTGTTTAGTTACGGGATGAACTCTATCTTTTGAAAATCCAATATTTTCATCATCTTTTATAAGAAGCAAATTCCATTTTTTAGCTAATTTTCTTATAGCTTCGTTATAAATAGTTCTTGCATCATGCCAATATGTGTACAAACATATTTGCGCCGCTTTACCAAAAAATGAATCATATCCAATTTCAGATTTTAGATTGTAATTCAAACTTATCCATTTTTTTATTGAATAGTCGTAACCTATTGCATACAATTGGTCAGTAGTATATGACAATGTAGCGGGTGGAGCTCCGTTTACGTAATCTTCTGTCGTAATATACGTACCAAATTCATCATTATTTTCTAATTCTTCAACCGTCATATCTTTTATATTATCCGGCAAATTAAACACATCAAAGTTATGTACATGGCTAATAATTAGTAAATCATAGCCTTTTGCATAATTTAAACCATTTGAATATAAATCATTACAAAGTTTAAATATATTAGTTCCGGCTACTGATAGATTTTTATATTCTGTTATTCCTAAATCTAACATAGCATGTTCAAAATATCCGTTTATACTTTCTGAAATTGAAGCCCCACTTAATAAAATAGATTTATTGGGCAAAAAGAATCCTGCTGTATTTGTTGATTTTTTATCTATGTTGGATATTTCATTTACTATATTGTTTATTTTCTTTTCTGTTTCAGATAATGATTTTACCCCAATATAATCTTTGTTAGCCGTAAACAAAGTTAGTGTATAATCTCCTTCTGATATTATTGTTATAATTCTATTTTTGCCCTCATATTTTCCAATATCTCCTAATTTTATAATATCTCCTTCTCCATTCACTATTGAATATGAAACAGTATTTTTATTACCTTCGGTGTAATTTAATTCATACTCAATTCCTCTTTTTATATCATATTTGTTTATACGTCTATTTGAAGCGGATGTATTTGTAATAATTCCACTTGTATTTAGATATTTATTATCTAATGTTTCTTTTGGGGTTAAAACAACA